CCGCCTTCATGGGGTGGTCAATATAGAACAAGACAGAATACAGTTGCTGGTTTTCCTGAGATTATTGCTAAAGAATTAGAAATCTACATAAACAGACAATTTGGGAGGTTTTAAATGGCTGCTGCAAACTTAAATACAGTCAGGGCGACTATTGAACAGCGTTTAGATGAAGAGTTTAGAACTAATGAAGTAATACCTTTAGTATTTAATAATGTACCCTTTGATGCTGCAAATGTTGACCAATACATACAGTGCATTACTAGCTTTGGATCAAGTCAATACCTTACACAGCAAGCACCTAATTCAAGCACCACTTCAACAAATCTTATTGTGGGTCTTACTACTTTTAATATATATACGGCTCAAGGATTAGGGGCAGGGGCTAATTTTGACATTGCAAAAAGAATTAGAGATTTATATAATAGGATTTCTGTGTCAGATGTAAGGTTTGATCCACCTGTAGGCCCAGAAGTATTACAATCAAATCCTGAAGGAAAATTTCAAACACAAATTCGAGTAACGTTTGAATTGTACGAACAATCTTAATTATGTCAAAACTTGTTATTACAAATGAAATGCTTGATGCAATTCAAGCAGTCAAAGGCAGAAGAGAGCCACAGTATTGGGATCCAGAATGTAGAAAATACTATGAGGCACAACAAAAACTAGAAAAAGATGTAAAAAATACTAAAAAAGGTTAATATAAAATAAATACTTTTTTTTGTTATGGCTACTAAAGGTGATGTAGGTAAATTAATGTTTCACAACGCTGGCGGAACAGAAGCTGATGTTAGTGATCTTAGGGCGTGGAATCTTTCAATCACTAAAGACACACAAGAAACCACGAAAATGGGTGATACATTTAAAAGTTTTGTTGGAGGTCTTATAACAGGTGAAGGTGGAGCAACTTTGCTTTATAACGCATCTGGAAACTCAGATTATCAAGCATTTATTGATGATGTTTTGACAACAGGTGATGAGGGTGATGCTTTAATAGAACTATTCCCAGATTCAGCACAGTCAGCAAAAAAAATAAGTTCATCAGTAATTATTACAAATGCAGAACATTCTGCCACTCTTGGTGAAATTGAAGAAATTGCAATTACGTTTGTCACTACTGGCACAATTACTTCAGCAGTATAAAATAAAATAACCTGCTTGAATTTTTATGCCGACAAAAAGAAACGTTGATTTAATTACAGAAGCATTTGCTGATGTAATGACCACAAGAAGAAAGTATGTATTAAATAAACCAGATGGTTCATTATTAAAAGAAATATTTTTTCCTCCACTTACTAGATACGACAGAATACAAGCACAAGCAGCTGCTGGAACAGATGAAGGTCTTGCTGTTTCTACAAGATTACTTTGCCAATTAGCTCAAAATGAAGATGGTTCAAAAGCCTTTGCCTCTGCTGATGCGGAGAATTTAAAAAGATTTTTGCCTGAGTCTGTTTTAAATGATCTTGAATTGTTTATGATGGATATACAAATAAATCCAGATCAAGCAAAAAACGATTAAAGCGAGATAACTGGTTAAATTTTGAGTTTTTTCTCGCTACACAATTAGGTAAAACATTAAAAGAGTTAAGAACATCTATTACTGATGAAGAACTTGTTTTTTGGGCAGGATATTATGACTTAAAGAACGAAAGAGAAAAGGCTGAAATAAATCGTCAAAAAGCTAAAACAAGGTAGTATATAATAAAGGTTATTTGTTTCTGTGGCACAATCAACAGTTAAATTAATAGTTGATGCACAAAATGCTATACAAGCATTGCAAAAAACAAACAATGCCACAAAAGTTTTAAGCAGTAGTACAGATAAATTAAAAGGCAGATTAGATAAATCTAATAGGTCTTTAAGAAATAAAGGAGCCGCTGCTAAATCTGCGGCAGGGGGTGTTAGGACACTTACTGGTGCATTAGGGCCTTTACTTAAAGCATTAGCAGTGGCAGCAGCAGCTAGATTTGTATTTGTACAAAGTGCAGAACTAGAAACTCAAAGAAAAAGTTTAGAGGTGCTTACAGGTTCACTATCTCAAACTAATTCAATAATTAAAGAATTACAAGATTTTGGTGCTGTAACACCATTTACCAGTAGTGAATTAATAGAACAAACAAAAAGACTTAAAGCTTTTGGATTTGAAACAAATGAGTTAGTTGAAACAACTAAAAGACTATCAGACGTTGCTGGTGCAACTGGAGCAGATTTACAAGGTATTGCTACAGCTTTCGGACAAATTAGGGCAAAAGGAAAATTACAACAAGAAGAAAATTTACAGTTATTAGAACGAGGAGTTGATATAACAACCGAACTAAAAAATATTACAGGTTTACAAGGTGAGGCTTTTGCCTCCGCCATGCGAAAGGGTCAAATAGGTGCTGATCTTGTTAACCAAGCATTAGTTAATTTAACAAATGAAGGTGGAGCTTTTTTTGGTGG